ACCACCCCGCCGCTCGCCGCCCGATACGCCTTCAAAGGCGTGAAGCAAGGCATGTGCGACCCCTCAGGGGGGATCTTCCCTAGAGCCGCCAGCCGCCTCGCATCGGACGAGATCGAAGGTTCTTCCCCTTCACCCGCGCACCTCGCCGGAAGTTCCGGCGCGAGCGGCCGCGGGACATTGACTTTCGGAATCGAGCCATCGCTCACCTCCCTGGGGGCAACGAATAGCGGACATGACCCCCTGGGAACAAGTCCATTGGTGTCAGTCCGCACAGTTGACATCAAGTGAGCCAACTGTGGACGGCCTGCAGGCCGAAATGCAGAGGGGGGGTGCCCCCATGGCCCCCCCCCTCCCCGATCGCGCGTTCAGCGCGCGTCTACGAAGCCGAATCCCCCCCTGGTGCCGGGGTGGAGCCCGTACCGGGGTCCGTTGCCGGCGGGGCCGGCTTCGGAGGAGCGGACTCGGGAACCCGCTCCTCAAGGAGCCCGAGCCGGACGAGCTCGTCGCGCCGCTCGGGGTCCATCACCAGGTCGAGGAACTCGCCTGGGTCGTTGCGGCAGTACTGCCGCACGTTCGCCGGCAGCTCCTGGAATTGCTGCTCGGCCTCTCTGATCTGGTTCAGCGAAGTCTGGAAATCCTGCCCGGACGAGAAGTCCCCGTACCGGGGTTGCCCCGCACCAGCGCGGGGCGGGACGCCGTGAGCGATCCAGCGTCCCATGATCGTGTTGATGTCCTGCTCGGCGGCCGGAGCCTGCTTCGTCATCAGGCGGCCGCCCTCGGGATGAATGACGCGAACTCGGTCGGTCATGTTAGTTGCGCTCCTATCGCGCGCTTGTCGTGTCGGATCCGGTGACGGACCTAACAGCTCGGTTGATTACCCGGAGTACTTCTCCGGCCTTCGTCTCGTCGAAATGCATCTGCGCTTCCGCACCCGGAATCCGAGACGCGTCCAGGCGATTCTGGATCTCGGTGCTCGTCGTCCCCATCTTCGTCTGCGCCTCCTGCGCAGTTGTTAGGGACGCCTGACGAGAACGAAGATCCGCTGCGTGCGCGCTTTCCAACATCGCGTTGTAGGCGCGACTCTTGTCGTACTGGGAAGCCTCCGCCGCGTTGCTCGCGATCTCCGCCTGGCTCGCCAGGATCTTCAGCTCCGCCCGCAGTTTCGAGAACGCCTTCGCAGACGAGCTGCCGAACTCGGCCATTCCCTTCCCGATGTTCTCGTAGTGCGGGACCGCCGTCACCGGAGCACTGGTGTTCAGGTGACCGAACGCCAGGGCGGGGTTCAAACCCGCCTTCTCCAGATCCCGAACCGCCCTTCGGTAGACGGTGTTCGACATCCGCTCCGCGCGATTACGCGCGTGCCGTGTGCTCTTCGTCTGCATCTGCATCTGCTCGACGCCGCCCGCGGCTTGAACACCCGCACCAGCGAGCGCGCCAATCCCGTAGATGTCACCCACTTTTGTGTACCTCCAGCCAGCGAAGGAGGATCATCACCACGATGATCCACACGAGGAAGATCCAGAACGCACGCATCAGAAGTGATCGATCAGACCGGGAACCGAGAACGTCGGCATCGGTCGTGCGCTCCGGTACTCGAACCAGAAATCTCCGAAGAAATCTGGCTCCGTGGGCACCGCGAGAATCCGGTCCATCGGAGGTGTGTCCTCGATGAACACGTCGTTGAGCAGCGGCAGCGACCCGAACTCGACGGCCAGGTGCCACTGATCGATTGGAGCGACAGCAGTGCTGCGCATGGTGCCGGTGATCTGAGAAGGCTTGTAGCGATATTCGGCATAGCGCTCCTGGTACCCGAAGACATCATCGTCGGCCGCTGTTCCGGCCGCGAAGATCTCCTTGTTCAGGATGGCCTGCTCGCCCAGGTGCGCCAGTGCCGGCCAGAAGAAATCGTACCTCGTACTCCGCGAGAACATCCGATTGATGCCCTGCTGATAGGTCAGGTCTGCCCGCACGTTCACCAGGCCGATGATCAGGCTGTGCTCGGTGAACGATTTCATGAAGCCAACCCCCTGAGCACTCGCCGTTGCGAAGCCCGAAAGGTTGGCCACCGTGTTGGCCGTTGCGGCGTTCGCGGTCGCCGACGTCCGCGCCACCGGGTGAATGTTCACCCTCGTGGATCCGCCGCCCAGGTACTCCGGCCGCTGCAGACGCTGATCGGGAGACACGACACCGAAGTGTGATCGAACGATCTCCGTGTACCGGGACCCACCTCGAGCATCCCGCTCGAGGAGCCTCTGGACCTGGAACGCTTCCCGGATCTGGTTGATGGTCGCCGCCGTCGCACCTGTCAGATCCGCGATCAGCTTCGGATTGTTCCAGGTGACGGTCTCGGCTGCGCCCGGAACCCCACCGGTCCACCGCGCATCGGTGATCCCGGCCTGGGTCGCGAGCGACCTGGTGCCGGCCGCCGAGTTCCAGAGAGGAGCTCCGTCGCCCGTGCTGATGACCGGAGCGCTGGTTCCCAGCGGCAAGGTAACCGCGTCGCCCTTCTGCGGAAACGGGAGCGCCGAGGTGAAGTAGTCGTGGCGCTTGCCACGACGCTTGAGGACGTAGTCCGTGATCACGTCCGGGCCGTCGTCGCGATCGACGACTAGCGAGTCCTGCAGGTTCTCATCCCGGAACCACTCGTTCCAGATGAGGTTGTAGGCCCGATGCCAAAGCGAGCTGTGAGAGATCGGATTGGCTGTGATGATCGGAAGCCCGAGATAGTCCGAGAGCGAACCGGTTGCCGGCGTATGCGCCGTCATCTGCGGAATCAAGAAATCCGTCGAGTCCCCCGGATCGGTCTGCTCTCCGTTGAACTTCGCCCAGTTGTCCCACACCAGCCGGTTGGGGACGGCGAAGAAGAAGAAATCCATATGCAGGTTGTCCATGATCGGAAAGATCGGGGTCGTCATGCGCACGAAAGACGTTAGGCGCATGGTCATCGTGTCGCCGGGCAGAGCCTCGTCGACGAAGATGGGCACCAGGTAGCCCGCATCGAAAGCGGTCTTGAGCCCGCAAGAGCGGTTGAACACCGAGCGCTGAATCTCCGCTCGGGGAATGGTCGCGAAATCGTGTTGACCACGAGTCGTCCCTCTCTTGTTCGCGACCCCGGAATAGCCGTAGCCGTTGTTGCTGGGTGCCATGTTAGTTAGCGAGCCTCCGCGTTGAGATACTCGGCAGCCTTGCCGAGGTTTACAGGTTTCTCGAAGATGTTGAAGTTGCCGCTATGCGGCTCCCATTCTCCGAGGTGGAAAAGAGTGAAATCCGCCGCGAACCGATGGAAATCGTGACCCTCCTGTTGTGCTGCCAGTGCGAAATTGCGAAGTGCGATTGCGCGAGTGGAGCAGAAGATAGGCTGAATGTGTGCCTCCGCTTTGGAGTCGTAAACAGCGAATACTTGAAGCATGTTAGTTAGATCCCTTAGAATGTTATGTGTTAGTTGTTAGTGCGACTAGAAGCAAGGTCAGATAGTACGCCGTAGCCGGCCCAACCGGGCCGCAGCCACAGTTTCACGAACGCGCAATCTCTCTGGTGTTAAGTCCTCCGCGTGTTGTGACGCATTCTTGCGTCGACGTTGTTTGAGCTCTTCGAGCGTAGGTTCAGGCAGCTTGTTGTCATAGAAGCGCGGCGGCCGAAACCGCTGACCGTCGTGGATTACCTCGTCAGCGGGGTAGACATCCTTGTGGAAGTTCTCAAACCATGAAGCGCCCAGACCTGGGCGACGAGACATGGTGACGAACTCGGGTTTGATCTCCCAACACTCGCCAGTGTTGGGATCCACCCGTGTGTAGTGATCCGCGGCAGCCTTGCCGGTTACTTTTTTCATCACGTACCGTGCTACGTAAGCCGCGGATTGAAAGGTCAGCGCTCCAATCGAGGCATGACCTAATCGCCAGTTTGAATCGAGTAGCTCACTCGTGTAGAGCGTGGTTTTCCGCGTCTTACGTAGCACCTGGCGGTCACGCGAGAAATCCAGCCCGAACAAACAGGCGTGGTAGTGCGGTCGGCGGTTCTGTTCCCCGTACTCACCGCACATAA